CAGCCCCATCTCTTAGCTCATTGATACCAGTCTCCTCACGAAGCCTATTAAGGTAATAGTTGAAGATATTAATAAGCTCTTGTAACTGCTGAACGCTTCCGCTATTCGCAATCTCTGCGATAGGAGAACCAGCTCTTTGACCCTCTTCGGTCATTGAACGATAGTATATATTACCAGTTTGGTCGTAAATCTTTTGAATCTCAAGTGGAGAAATAGACTTACCCTCTCCGAGAGAGATATTCTGCAAACCGTCAACATCAATGATAAGACCAGCGGGTCTCATCTTAGCTACAATTTGCTGAATCTTCATATGAGTTAAAGTCATCTGACGGATAGAGGTTTCCATCCTTTGAATCATTGGAAGATTATTCAGCTCGTAATTGTCTGGCATGAAGATGGAATAACTGAAGTAAGCTTCTGCCATTTTCTCTGGCATAGAAGGCTTAATCATATTCTGTTGCTTCTTCCAATCAAGCATAATGCCACTATTCATCACATACGCACCCTCGTAGATAACAAAGATTTTCTTATCAATCATCTCCTTATTATCACCAATCTTTTCTGGTGCATTTTCCTTCTTATCAACAACGATAGAGCCATTGGATGTCTTCTTAACTTGATACAACAAGTTATCTATTGTCTTTAACTCAAATTGAAGTACATCAACTGTAAGCTCATCATATGGTCTAGTATCTGAATAACGATATTTCTCATCCCATCTGCTTACTGTATTTCTAGCCTTTACTTTCTGAGAAATCTCAAAAAACAACTGCTCATCAACTTCTGGGTATAAAACACGAAGCTCGCTTATCTTCATTGGAGTTACCTCACCGATAAAGGAGCTATCTCTAAAGTCATCATATTCAGAGAAGGAGTACACCATGTTTTGAGGTATACATCTCTTAATCTTAATCTTTCCGTTGCTGTCCATGATAGACTTGGTGGCAGCATATCCGGCAGTTATAATATCAAAAATCAGCCTTCTTTTTACCACGTTTGAAGAGTTGCTATCTAATACATATTGCAATCCTTCTTCAAAGAAAATCTCTTCCGGCAAACGATGCTCAAGCTCAAAATACAACTTAAGGTCATCATTATCTTCTGGAGTATATTCTTGCTCGTTTGTTAGCTTTAGGTTCAATTGCTGTTCTAGGCTGGAAATGAAATCCTTGTTTTCCATCCTAAACTTAGCGTCAGCCATCTCATTAAACCTCTGCTTAACGGAGATAGGGTCGATAGCTGAAACTCTTGGAGTTTCCTGTCTTTTCATTAAGCTACCCACAATAACCTCTACAAACTTTGGTGCGATGGGTGGTGGAGTGGTATCCAGATTGATATACACATCCTTACCATCAATATTCATTTGAGATAGGTACTCCTGCATGGGTTGTTTACCCATAGCAAACTTTACGTTTTTTTCTATACGTTTATTCCTATCAGTATAGTATTGCCCAGCAAAGTGGGCTTCAATATGTTTAGCTATCTTTAGCCCAAAGTCCTTGCTTTTCTTCTTGTTAGAAGGTGCAGCGTGGAAATTGAGCAATGCGTTTGAATTAGACATTACATCCCTTTAGTGTACAAAGATATTACAAATTAAGCTTAAATTTTTGTATCATGAGCACTTTCGGCTTAGACTCCTCCACGACCCTATGTTCTACCATACCCAAAAGACTAATCATAAAGCTTACCGTTCTATCAAAGATAGTTCTATTCATGTGGTCATAAACCAGAAGCTCCTCCAGTAATTCTTTATAATAAATCTTATGACAATGGTTTTCAATAAACTGAATAGCAAGTTCTAGCTGTTGGCTCATCGCAAATGGGTCAGAACTCTTTACGCCCCACTCTTTTGTCTTTTGACCTTCCCTTCCCGGCTTGATGGCGGAGCTAGGAGTCTTGCTCATGTAATTAATCAACTTATTCTCTAAGGCTATCCTAACCACGTCATCCCCGGCATCAAGCTCGTACACCAACTTACATCCATAATAAACCGCAGCTTTCAGCATTTCCTCATCAAACATACTTTTCAGCTTTGGTCTTCCGTAAAAATGACCTATCGGCATACCCGTATTTTCTGGGTCTGTGGTATTGTACTTCTTGCAAATCCAAGCACTACCCATAGAACTATACTTTGAACTAGCCATAGAGTTTCTAAAAGGGTCAACACCTATGGTGTAGATTGGTGTATTCCCCGGTACCCTACCCCTATCTCCAACCTGTGACATATTCTCAACAGTTGGTAGCTCAAGTATATGCCACATCCCTTCAGATGAGTCCTGAAAATAAACATCCCCACCCTTATGCCCATCCTTCCAGAAGAAGCTACCTTTCCTCATCCTTACAGGATTCTCTGACAAGAAGTTTATCTGTTCGTATATCTTGTCGCTATTGAAATAGCACTTCTTAGCATCTATCTTAAATGCCTCTTCAACAGAGAATGGGTTCATCCGTATTTCTTCGGAAAGTGCTGTAGGGTCTTTAATAATCTCTCTTTGTTTTAGTAGAAAATCCTTTGCACCCATCTGTATATCCACCCCAAACTTCTTCTTTATATACTGCTTCTGCCTTTCTGTTGGGTTGTCTATAATAGACATCCCGTACTCATCTATAAATCCCTCATACCCGTCATAGGCTGGGGTAAAGTATTGGAATAATCCAGTAGCCGTAATATCTTGACCTAGATGGTCTGAGCCATCAAAAAGTTCCTTGAACTCTATACCACCATTCTCTGAGTCGTTTACCGTAGATGGTATTACCGCAAATCCAACCTTAATCATACCCCTCGTTAGCGTTTTTCTTACGATGGGCCAGTATTTATTGATTGGTACGTCTTTGGGCCACTTACCTCCCTCATCTATCAATATCGCAGTAATCCTACCTGAGTCATACGAGTTTAAAGCTGTTGCACGGTAATCAATAACAGACTCAAGACCCATGTCATCATCAAACACTTTTCCCTTAGTCCTTACAACGGTCTTGTTCTTTTTCTTTGGAGGAGAGAATACGAGGCTCGTCTTAGAGGTCTCATCCTCTATAGAAGGTTTTAGAAATACTGGTAGGTTCTTGTATCCCCATACAATCATCTTCTGAAACACATCCCTAGCATCTGGGTTACCAGTCTTACTCACTATACCGCAGTTAGACTTAGGTCGCATAATAGCCTTATACACTAATGCACAAGCCTCTTGAGATGTAGCACCCTCCCTTCGTTTCTTTATTCTTATGATACCAAAGCATTGGGGTAAAGCCTCACAATGATTTCTGAATAAAAACCATCTTCTGTCTGCATCCCTATAATCTGGCTTACCGCCATCTTCAAGCGTCCAGTAATTAAGATAGAAGTAGTGTAGACCAGTTATATATGTTGGTTCCCCGTTATTATAGAACCAATATCCGTTCCTTATTTTTTCGTATTCGTTCTTAACAAAAGAAGCTTGACTGTCTGTATAAATAGGTATCCCCTCAGAATCAAACTCCAAAGAAGAAAAGTCATCCGGAACTGAAATTCTAACAAATTTTTGCTCATCCCTTTTGGTCGAGTTTTTGAATACATTCCTTTCTTCAGGAAGTTCAATTTTGGTGCCATATATCTCTATTTTCTTAGCCATTCAGTCTATTGTAAACAAATTTGTTTATTTTCTCTACTAGCTCTTTACCTTTCGCAGAAATAAAGTAACTACTTCTTTTTACCTCCCACTTATTTGCGTATCCTTCACGAAGAAGCATCCTGTTATACTTAGTGAAACGAATGGGTGAGTTCTTGAAGTTTAGTTCAAACTCTTTCTTTGAATAGTACTCGTATCTACTTGCCCAAAGCAAAAGTATGATGAACATTTCAGGCTTTTCAAAAACTTTACTTAGCTCAAACAAAGCCATGTGATACTTAGGTATATCAATAAGCTCTTTCCTCTTGCTAACGATATTGTTTATAGCCTTATCATACATTTCATTCTTAGCTATCGTCTTCTCTTTACTATACCTTAGCTTCTGTGCATACAGCCTTCGTGTCATCACAAAAACTTGGTACCTTAAATTCTTAATCAGTTCATCCTTATTACGAATCCTTTTCTTAA